AGCGAGTTCTTAAGTGAGGTGAGGACATGGCTGCAAACATGACTGTATACGTTGATTTTGAATACTACGAAAACACCTATGGTGGAACAGCTGTGTCCTCTGCTTTATTTCACGGGCATGCAGTGCGCGCCAGCCGGATGATCGATCGATTGACGTTTGGGCGGGCAGCTGAGGCGATTGACGACGAAGCCTATACTGAGCCGATCAAATTGGCAACCTGCGCGGTGATCGACAGCATTCAGGAGATTAATACCCGGGCTGGACAGATCACTTCTGAAAAAGTGGGACCGCACTCGGTAGTCTACACAACGACACCTAACAGTTTACTTTCAGATGAAGCTCGGATGAGCCAGGCGGCTAAGCGTTACCTGGGCAGTACCGGGTTGATGTATCGCGGCTTTCGGATGAGCGGAAAGGCTTACAGGGACTGATGCAGACGAACGGCGACATGACCCACTACGCCCGGGCGATTGTGAACGGCGCTGAAAGCTGGACCCGAACGGTAATTAAAGATGTGTTATGGGTGAATACCAAGGCGGTGAACGTGATCCGATCAGGATTGCTGGACGCCAACGCGGTGGAAGTGTATATCCCAACACAGGGGCGAGAGATCGCAATCAAGCCCGGTGATGTGATTGTGAAGGGTGCGATCAGCCAGCCGCTTGATACTCAGTATAAACTGGGGGACCTGAAGCGCGAGTATGCGGACACAGTGACGGTGAAAAGCGTGGATCGGTATGATTTTGGGTCGCACCGCATGCACCACCTGATGATTGGAGCGAGCTGATGATAAAAAGAGATTGTTTCGTGGGCTGTGGGGATTGCTTCGTGCCTCGCAATGACAGGATTTGCAATACCCTGACGGGCACAAGTACCCTAACGGGCACAGGTGACAGGATTTGTTATGACAATTGTTGTGATAACAGGAAGAGAGCCAGATAATGGCCAGGATTGAAACGCCGCGGGGCGCGCTTTACCATGACAAGAATATGAAGGCCGTGCTGGAATGGAGTACGGCGGAATTTGTGCCCCGGTGGACGCGGAAGTTTAGCGCCGTTCAAAAATTTATAGACAGTGAAGTGCTTCGATTGAGTGAGCCTTTTATACCTCTGGATACAAGCATGTTGGTTAAGTCTGGCATTTTGGGCACTGTGATTGGATCAGGATTGGTTCGCTGGATTGCACCCTATGCACGTTTTCAGTATTACGGCAAGGTGATGATCGGTAAAGATTCACGCTCCGCCTGGGCCAGGCGCGGTGAAAGAAAGGTCGTGACAGAGAAGAAGTTGACCTACCACGGCGGTGGACAGCGCGGCAGCTTCTGGTTTGAGCGCATGAAAGCCGCACATAAACCCCAGATTATCGAAGGCGCCCGGCGGGTGATGCGAGAAACGAGGTAAGGCAGGAAGGTTTTATGAGCGTTTACGGACAGTTACCTAAAAGTATCCTGGAAGGGTTGCGGGATTTTATCAAAACCTATACTGAGTTGAAAAGCGGCGCGCCGGTGTGGGTGGAGTACCTGGGGAATGACCCGACCGAGTATGCGGTGCTGCCGCTGGCCGGGCCGCGGGTGCTTGAAATTTATATCACCGGAAAGCGGGTGATGAGTTACCCGTTTGCACTGCAGAGCATGGAAAGTACAGCCGACGATTTGGAGCGGCTGGAAACGGCTGGTTTTTATGAGGCCTTTGCCGAGTGGTTGGATGCACAAACCGACCAGGGCGTTTTACCGGATTTACCTGAAGGAAAGACGCCGGAGGCGGTTGAAGCGCTGGGCTGGGGTTATCTATATCAGGATGGCGAATCGATGACTGGCGTGTACCAGGTGCAGTGCCAGTTAATTTATACACAAGTAACATAAGTAGGAGTTTGACGATAGGAGTTTGACGATGGGTGAAAAAATTAAGCGAAGTTTGTTTGCCACGTTTTTAGATGTGGATCCGGGGTATGAGGATTGGGCACTGGTGGGTGATGGGGTGACCACCGCAACGATCGAATACAACCCTGAAATCAGTGAGGAGGTGTATATCCACCAGGACAGCGCCTCTGTGGAGATTGAGCGTTACGGGGCGCGCATGCCCCTGGAGTCCGTGGCCGTTTTAGGCGATGACGTCTTTGACTATGTGGACGGGTTGCGGATCGACCAGGCTGTGTTGAACGCTGCACACACCCAGGCGGTGAACGTGTGGCTTTATAAACCGGTAGACGGCAAACAAGATACCTATGAAGCTGAGCTGCGGGATGTGACGATCTCGATTGAAAGTTTTGGCGGTGACGGCGGCGTGGCCAACCGGATTAACTACACGGTTCACTACCGCGGCGACCCGGTGCAGGGTGAGTTTGACACAGACGCGTTGTCGTTTGTTGCCAACACATAAATAACACATAAATAGCACATAAAAGGAGCTTTTATGGACAGCCTTCGTATTGACGCCGGCCTAAAGCGGGTGTTGATCAACGGCGACCCGGAACGGGTGATCACTTTCAACCCGCAGGACGTGATATTTGTTGAGCGTTTTTACGCGCTGATGCAAGCGTTTGCGGAGCGTGAAAAAGAGTTCAGTGACCGGGCTAAAGCCCTGGACGCTGAGGAAGCGGTTGACGAATACGGATTGCCGGTGAACACGGGTGAGCGCTTGGCCTTCATGCGTGAGATCGCGGACTGGATGCGCGGGCAGATCGACGCGGTGTTTGGCGCGGACACGTCGCAGAAAGCGTTTGGTGATGCCTGCACGTTGAACATGTTTGAACAGTTTTTCGACGGGATACTGCCGTTTATCGAAGCCGTGCGCTCGGAGAAGGTGCAGAAGTACTCGAAAGTCCAGGGCAAAGCGATTATGGATTAACCATGAACATTCTCACCGACCAGCTGCCCAGGGCGATTCGGATCGACGGTACGGTTTACCCGATCAACAGCGATTTCAGGGATTGTTTGCAGATTATCCTGGCTTTTGAAGATAACGACCTGGCATGGGTTGAAAAGCAGGCGGTGCTGCTGAATAATTTGTACGTCGAACAACCCACCAACACACGCGAGGCGATCAAAAAGGGTGTGAAGTTCTTGAACGGACACCTGGCAGGTGGTGAGGGCAGTGGCAGCGGTTATCGATTGTACAGTTTTTCTAAAGACGCTAACTTTGTTTTTGCCGCCTTTCAGCAGACGCACGGGATTGATCTCCAAAATACTGAGTATTTGCACTGGTGGCAGTTCATGACGCTGTTCATGGATATCGGGTCGGATACGTTTTTTTCTAACCTGGTGGGCTTGCGCAAACGGGTCAAAAGTGGCAAGGCGTCGAAAGAAGAGAAGCAGGTGGCACGTGAGATGGGCGACCTATTTGACGTGCCCGAGGTGGACACCCGTGATTTGGCAGAAAAAGAGTTGGAGCGGGCGTTTGTAGAGCAGGTGAGAGCAGCACGGAAACGAAAGAAGGTGATGGATGCCCAAGGGTTATGACGGTGAAATTAGGATCGACACCCGGGTGGATGAAAAGGGGTTCAACGCGGGTGTGAGGCGGTTGGGAGAATCGGTGCGCGGTACGGCCAGCGCACTGGGACAGGCTTTTAAGGCCGTCTTTTCCGTGATAAAAACCGGTGTGACCGGTGCAGTCGGCGCGTTGAAGAAAATCAAAACGGCGATTGACAGTATTCTCGCGACGGTGGGCGCGGCGGCAACCGCGATCGGGGGTGCGTTGATCTTGATCGGGGCTGCGTTTTTGCCGTTGATTATCACCGGTTTTTCCCACCTGATGAAAAGTATTAAAAATGCCGTCACGGAATCGATTAACCTTTCCCAGGAAGGGCGTAACCTGGCTGCCAGCTGGGGACAACTCAAAGGTGCTTTCACCAGTGTATTTGCGCCATTGGTGCAGATGGCAATACCGGCGTTGCAGCGGGTGGTGGATTGGGCCATTAAAGCGTTTAATATCCTTGCCATGGTGATTGCCGCGCTACGCGGACAAACAACCTACATGAAGGCGGTGGCCAGTGAAACCGCCAAAGCCGCGGGCGGTGCGGGAAAGTTGGCGAAAAGCACCAAAGACGCGGAGAAGGCAGCTAAGGGCGCGCTGGCCGCGTTTGACGAAATCAACGTGTTGCAGCAGGAAGAACCCGGCGGTGACGCGGGGGGCGGCGTGGGTGCTATCGGTGCGATGTTTGAGGAGATGCCGATTGATGAGGGCGTATTGGCATGGGTCGATAAACTCAAAGAGAAGCTCGAGCCGATTTTAGCGTGGATCAAGGAGAAGTGGGAACGGCTGAAAGAGTTAATCGGTGAAGAAGGCTGGTTGATGGGTGTATTGACCTGGATTTGGGAGATTGTGGTTGAACTGCTGACGCCGGTGTGGGAGTGGATTAAAGAAGAAGCGAACAAAGCCTGGGAGAAGATTAAGGAATGGGCCGGGATTGCCTGGGAATGGATTGTTGAAAAGTGGCAAGATTTGAAAGATTGGTTTGCAGAAAAAGTGTGGAATCCGATCAAAGAAAAGGCTATCGAGATTTGGGAAGCCATTAAAGAATGGATTGCTGGCGTCTGGGACAAAATTGCTGAAATATGGCAGGGCGCTAAAGACTGGTTCATTGAGCATGTTTGGGAGCCGATCAAAGAAAAGGCTATCGAGATTTGGGAAGACATTAAAGAAGAGTGGGATAAGGTCAAAGATTGGTTTATTGAGCATGTCTGGGAACCGTTGAAAAATTTTGCCACCGATGCCTGGGAATGGATTAAAATCGTTGCCAATAACGTGTGGGTAACGATAAAATTTATATGGGGCAAAGTAAAAGACTGGTTTATCGAGCATGTTTGGAACCCGCTAAAGGATTTTGCTGTTAAGGCATGGAATTGGATTAAAGAAAAAGCAAGTACGGCTTGGGATGAGATCAAGCGCATTTGGGGGATTGTATCGGGCTGGTTTGTAAACACGATTTGGGAGCCACTTAAGAGGAAGGCACAGGAAGCCTGGGAAGATATCAAGGGATTCTTTTCGGACGCTTGGGAAGGAATCAAGAAAGTATGGGGTGTGGTTTCGAATTGGTTTACTGAGAAAGTGATTGACCCCATGAAAAAGGCTTTTACTATCGCGCTTGATTGGTTGCATGATAAGTGGGAAACCGTTTGGGAAGGAATCGGCAATATCGTCAAAGGCATTATCAACACAATTATTGGGGGGATTAACAGCCTGCTGGGCGGTTTTATCGAAGCGATTAATAAATTGATCAGAGGTGCTAATCAGTTAGGCGGGGTTGTACCCGGGTGGATCGCTATCCCTGAACTGACTGCCCCACAGATCCCAAAACTTGCTACCGGCGCGGTGATCCCGCCTAACAGCCAATTTCTGGCAGTGCTGGGTGACCAGCGGGCGGGTACGAATATTGAAACGCCGGAAGGGTTGCTGCGGGAGATCATACGCGAGGAACTGGACGGCATGGGCGGACAGGACATTACGATTAGCTTTGCCGGTTCGATGAGCGCGTTGATCCGGGAGTTGAAACCCTATATTGACAAAGAGGATAAACGCGTTGGCGTTTCTATGGTGCGAGGGATCTCATGAGCAAACTTATTATGATCGACGGGAAACGTTACGACGTGCCGATTGTAAAGCTGGATCACTCGGCCGAGTTTTTGTATAAATACGCAGAGCGCACGGTTGACGGTGTGCTGCACAGCGAGATGATCGGCGTTTATTTCAATTATCAGGTGGTGTTTGGGAAGAATAACGCCAACCCGACTGAGTATAAAGCGCTGTATGACAAGTTGACCGAACCGAGGGAGTTTCATGACGTGCGCGTGCCTACCCTGGAAGGTGAACATGCTTTTGAAGCGTACTTCTCGAATATCAAAGACGCGTTTGTGCGCATTAAGGGTGATAATCGGTATTTTAAAGGATTATCGGTGAACATTATTGCACGGAGGCCCGCGAGGCAGTGATGGTAACTTACCCTGAAATTGTGTTCGAGAACGTGGTTTTTGGTGCTGATGATATCCGCGACTGCCGGATTGTTGAGGATTTTAACCCGTTGGCGATCACGGTTCCGATCAACACCATGGAATTGACGTTGTACAGCGACACGGGCGGGTTCACGATCATCAACCCTTCGGGCGTGTATGAGCCGCTGTTGACGCGGCAACCCATGGCTGTTTATATCAATATCAACGGGCAACGGCACTTTGTCGGCCAGTATTTCATGGACAACTGGGAAAACCAGTCTGAAAACCTGATCAGCTTCACGTGCATTGACGCTTTGGGACTGCTGGACAAGGATAATTACAAGGGCGGGTTGTGGCTGACCCCGATCAAAGCGGGCGTGATCCTGGATGACA